GATTTCATTCTATACTCTTTGAAATAATTTACAACTTTCCATTTATCTTTTTTCTTGAAGTGTTTTTTAAGTGCATACTTTGTGGCTTCTTTTTCTGTGTCCCATATCTCATTTGTGAACAACTCCCATTTGTCGTTCCTCATCCAAATGATACAGTACATTATGGTCTAAGAGTCCAAAGGATCATAAACACAATAGCAACTAAAGCTACGATAGTATTCATAGGAAAAAAAAATTCCATTAGCTACTAACTCCCATAAGCCATAGCATAATAAAAATATAACAGATGGGTTCCATTAGTTTAATATTAACGCTTTGATAGATTTAGATCCATCAATATTAGTTTCAAGTTCTGCTTTTGATTTAACACATTTATAATCTATATTATCTTTGATTTGTCTCATAGCTTCACGCTTATGCTTCAAGCATACAGACATAGACTCTTGTATACGATGCTCCTTAATATCAGGACCAACAAACATAAGTAAAGCTACAACTGTTTCAATCATTAATGACCACTCCCATTTCTAATTAATTTTTCTACATCAGTTTGTAGTTTATCTACTTGTTGTTTTAAAAATTCTATGTTTACTTTGTTTGTCATATTCTGTTCTTGTGTCTCAATTAGCTTCTCTACATCTTTAAACACTGTCTCTAATAACATATATTGTTCCTGATCAGTTGGTAACTGCTCGGATTTTTTGAGAAGATCAGCTTGAAATAATTCTCTTGAAGTTTCTAAAGATGTAAGTCTAGCAGTGACTTCAGTATAAGCAAAGATACCCATAGCAACACCTACAATAATCGCTAACATATTTTTAATTGGCATTGATACTGATGTGTTCTCACTTACTTTCATTGTGGTTCATTTCCTCCGCAAATATAACCTATAACTTTTTTATCTTTGTACTTGTAATAGTAATGATTCGATAGAAATGTCTTTTTCCTCTTCTCATATACCGCTACGTTAGTATTAAACCAACTACTACAACTTGTAAATATCTCAAATGTCTCCTGTTTGATGTCTCCACCAAAAGTTAAATATAATAGCGTAATCATTATGGGTTTCATCGACCTTGTGAGTTGTAAGCCTTCCATGATCTTCGTTTATTCTTGTTCATAGAAGATGTTTTAGGTCGTCTACCTAGACTTGTTTTTTTTGGTATTCTTTCGTGTGGTAGCTTTTCTAAATTTAGTTTTCTTTTTGCCATATCCTTGCTGTGCTTTTAACGTAACCTTTGTACCAAAAGTTTGAAAAAACATTTTTGTTATTTGATTACTCATTTGCTAAAGTTCTTTATCTCACTAGCTTTGATACCATAGATCGCAGCAACAACTGATACCCAAAGACCAACTAGCCACCATGGCATAGCTTGTAGTTTTTCAAAGAATAGATCCATCTTTTGTTCTATTTCAGGATCATCAGCAAACACAGAGTAAGCTAACATGAAGATGGGAGTGGATAGAACAATAAGAACGAACTCATCTTTCCAGTCTCCCTTCTGATGCTCGAATACTTTACCTTTATATTCTATCTCACCCCTCTTCATCTTCTCTGCGTGAAGTAGTCTAGCTTCTGACAAGGCTTCTTTAGTTTTTTGCTTATCAGAATACAGCTTGGCAGCTGTCTTAATTCCCATACCTAAAACATTAAACCACATTTATTCCATCCATGGCTTGTATTTCACTTTGCCATCCTCCCTATAAGCTCTTAGTGGTTGATTTCTGTTGTGATCAGTTGAGTAAGAGCAATGAATCCAGCCTGATGTTGGTTCATTATCACGATAAAATTCTAATATAAGTTGGTCGTAAGTTAATTCGTTTCTAATCCATAGAGCTAGTTTTTTATTATCAACACCTGGTATTTCAAAGTCTGCTGCCGCAGCATTATCATCTGCACAATGTTGGCTGGTAGGTACGCTACCTATCTCTATGCAAAGCTGAGCAGTACGGAAACCACTAGATATAATTAAAGGTTTATCAAAATGTGATCTAACAGGCTGTAATATATTTACTGCTAGTGCTTTTAAATTTTCTATTTGTGCAGGGTTAGGATTGTTATTAATACCTTTACGTTCTGCAATCTGAGACTTCGTTAGCTCGTCTAGGGATATGTTAGCTGTAAGTTTCATCTGTTGTAATATATCTTAACCTTTAATTTTTTTTGTAGTTCTGTCAAGCCTCTATTTATCAATGATCCTGCCTTTCTAACATACTTATCTTTAGGTGTATAATCAGATTTCCTATAGTTTGCAGTCTTTACATCATAGGCTTGATATTCTCCTGTTTCTATATCTAAAACTACCATGTCGATTGGACCAATACCCATGGCTGGTACGAATACAATTTTGTTTGGATCTTTAGCGAAGTGAGCTTGTGCGATGAGTTCATTGTAGAGTCCTACTGAGGCTGTTTTACTGCGTTTAACCATTCCATTTAAAAAAACCTATAATGGTCGCTATAAAACCACCAAGAATAACTAGAAAGGCAACTGCACCTTTACCTTTATTCATATCAGCTCTTAAATCTTTTATATCTTTACGCATTTCATCGATGGCTTTGAACAAAGTTTTCATACGTTCAGCACAAACTTTCTCATGATATGAGATTCTTACGCTGTTATTTTTTTCTGCGTATTCACTTATCTCTGCACTTGCAGACGATCTTTTTGATTTTCTTTTTGCAGCCATCTTTTAATTCTTCCCAAAATATTTTTATTTCTTCTACTAACATCTTAAAAAACTTATCCATATATCCTCCTATATTTCTTCTATGGGTTCGCATTTAAAGTTAATAATAACTCTATTATTATTTACAAACTCGCTACCCAAAGTATTATTAATTTCGATAGCTCGTAAGTACCCAGCATTAGCACATTCTATCCAAGAATTAAATGTTAAAGTATTGTGGATTTCACTTGTGCAATCTTTGGCTAACACAGAACAAATTTTCAAAATTAATATATACTTCATTCATTCTGATTATCAGATATGAACTAGCATTGATATTATTATTAATGACTAAGGTTTTGTCGGGAATGTGATAGCATCAACATCAGCAGCTGTTGCGTCATCAGCCACAGTACCAGGTAAATCTCTTAACTCCTGTCTGTAAGTTGTCATCGCATCAGTCATTGCTACATCAGATAAACCATAGTGATCTGTTTCTTTAAGCAAATTATTTCTTTTTGCTCTTAGATTAGCCATTGATCTATCTTTTGCACCAGCGTTCCAAGCCGCTTCTTCTGCGTCTCTTGCCGCTTCTTCTTCTGCTGTGAGTTGAACTCTCTCACCATTTACCATTTTATATCTTGGCATATTGTTCTCCTTGTGTTTGTGTTAATATCATAATTAAGCTACTCCGAAAAGTGTTATTTCGCCTGAATCTATATTGCCTGATGCAAATTTAAAGTCTATCGCATTTACTGCTGATGTAGTATTTCCATAACCAGCTATATATTCATTAACACTATAATCAGCTTTGTGATAAGTATTAAAATTAGCCATAAAATGCTTTACAAAAGTTGTTGAGCTAGGTTCAAATAAATGAAAATATCCTGAACAACCTTGATCATTATCGTTTCCAACATTTATAGCAAGATCTTGATAACTTGTTGATTGTGCCAAATCTTCATTAGCATCATATCCAAAAAGAGTATTAGCATCATTTTCTAAATGTGTTGCATGAAAGTAAGTTGTCGTTTTAGTTACATTATAATTTGAGCCACTATCTGTACTTAAATTAAATTGAAATGTTATATTATCAGTAGCTGGATGAATATTATTAAAATAAAATATATATTCTTTGTAGGTGCTATCAATACCTGATGTGAAGCTAACACTAGAAGATGAACTAGCAGTTTGCTTAGATATAAAAATTAAATTACCTAAAGCTGTTGTTGTTCCAACTGCTGTTGCATCTTTTACTGCTCTGTTATTTAACTTAATTATACTCATGATTTACTCAATCCATACATTTTGATGAGACCGCTATCTATTGTTCCCGCAGATGCAGAAAACTCTACTCCATCAATAGCCGCAGTTACATTGGCATAACCAGCGGTAAAAGCATCAACAGTTTTAGGTGCTCCAGACATACCTTGAACTCTTGCTATAAAGTGTTTTACAAAAGTAGTGCTAGACGGAGAAAACAAATACATTTCACCTGAATAAGACGCATCATCATCAGCAAGTGTGGTTAAATGTAAAAAGTGACCACCTGTGCTTTGTGCTAAATCTCTATCAGTATCATAACTAACTGCACCACCTGAACCATCTTCTTTATGTTGAGCAAAAAAGAAAGTTGAAGTTTTTGTTGCATCAAAATTACTTCCACCATCTCTAAACTTCACAAAAAAAGCATTATCGTTAGCTGAAAAATGTAAATTAATAAACTTAAATAAATAAGTATCATAAGTGCTATCAATACCCGAAGTAAAAGAAGAGGCTGATACTCCTGAA